ACGTCATCCGACTAGCGATGTTCATCAACGACATGCTCGGCGATCTTCTCCACATCCCACCGTACCAGGGCGACCGGAAACCCGTCGTGGCCGAGGCAACCCTCTTCGACCACACCCACGGGCGAACCGTCGAAACGGAGATAAGGGATGTTTGACCTCAACGCTGACGACGGTTCTGTTCGCAAGAAGCCATATAAGTCACCGATACCGGATAAGCCGGTACCGGCGCGTCAGGTTGCCGGCAACTCCCTCGACAGCGGAAACATGGTGCGGCTGCATCACCGTCTCCTCGACGTCGCCACCCGTGAAATCGACCGCCAGGCGCCCAATCGCCGCGAGCAGGCGATCGACGAGGACATGTACGACAGCATCCAGTGGACCGACGAGGATGCGCAGACCCTGAAGGAACGCGGCCAGATCCCGCTTGTCTTCAACGTCACCGCAACCACGATCGATTGGGTTGTCGGTTCCGAGAAGCGCGCCCGCACCGATTTCAAGGTGCTCCCGCGTCGAAAGGAGGATGGAAAGCCGGCTCAGCGCAAGAGCGAGCTCCTGAAATACCTTTCCGACGTCAACCGCGACCCGTTCGAAGTGAGCCGCGCGTTCGAGGATGCCGCAAAGGTCGGCATCGGTTGGATGGAAGACGGCTACCAGGGCGACGACGAAGGCGAGCCGATCTACAGCCGGTACGAGAGCTGGCGGAACATGCTGTGGGACAGCACTGCCATCCGCCTCGATCTGGAAGACGCTCGCTACATCTTCCGCTCCAAATGGGTGGATATCGACGTGGCATGCGCCATCTTCCCGAAACGAAAGGCGCTGCTCCGGCGCTCGGTAGATGACGCCGACAATTTCACCATGACCGACGCCTATGGCGATGAAGTCATGGACCAGCACGAGGCGGAGAGCCAGGGCAGGGGCGACAGCGGCCATGTCAGCGACCATGTCACCGGCTATAGGCGGCAGCGCCTGCGCATCTTCGAGATGTGGTTCAAGATGCCCGTCACGGTCAACAAGCTGAAGGGCGGGATGTTCTCCGGCGAGATCTATGACGAGTTCTCCCCGGGGCATGAGGATTCGGTGAAAGCCGAAGAAGCCGAAGTCGTCAGCAAGCCTATGATGCGCATGTATGTCGCGCTGTTCACCACCGCCGGGCTGCTGTGGCTGTCGCCGTCGCCATACCGGCATAACCGCTTTCCGTTCACACCGATCTGGAACAAGCGCCGCGGCCGTGACGGCATGCCCTACGGCATGGTGCGCAACATCCGAGACATCCAGATCGATATCAATAAGCGCGCCAGCAAGGCGCTGCACATCCTGTCGACGAGCAAGATCATCATGGATGAAGGCGCGGTCGAGGACGTCGATGAACTCGTCGAAGAGGCAGCACGTCCCGACGCTGTGATCGTCAAGAAGAAGGGATTCGAGCTCAAAATCGACGCCGACCGCGAGCTCTCGCAGTACCACCTCGAACTGATGTCGCGCGACATCCAGATGGTCCAGCAGGTCGGCGGCGTCACCGATGAGAACCTCGGCCGCACCACGAACGCGGTGTCGGGCAAGGCGATCGAGGCCCGGCAGAGCCAAGGGGCGTTGGCGACCGCAGGCCTGTTCGACAATCACCGCCTGGCCTCGCAGATCCGCGGCGAAAAGAAGCTCTCGATCATGGAGCAGTTCATGACCGAGGAGAAGAAGTTCCGCATCACCAACAGCCGCGGCGCGCCGGAGTATGTCACGGTCAACGATGGCATGCCTGAGAACGACATCGTTCGCACCAAGGCGGACTATGTGATCACCGAAGAGGACTGGCGCGCCAGCGTCCGCCAGGCGCAGGTGTCGGAGCTTATGGAGCTCATCGGCCAGTTGGCGCCGGTCGCCCCACAGGTTGCCCTCGTGTCGCTCGACCTCGTCGTCGAGAGCATGGACATCCCGCAGCGCGACGAACTGGTGAAGCGGATCCGCCAGGTCACCGGCATGACGGACCCGGACGCTGACGAAAACGATCCCGAGCAGATCGCGCGCGCCCAGGTGAGTGCGGCGCAGCAGAAGCTGCAGATGGAGACGGCAATGGCCGAGCTCCGGAAGCTGATCGCAGACGCGACCAAGAGTGAAGCCCAGGCAAAGGAGCTCATGGCCCGCATCTCCAACGTCAACATGCAGACCCAGAAAACCGCGGTCGAGGCAGCGGGGGCCGTCGCAGCGATCCCCGTCGTCGCCGACGTGGCCGACCACATGCTGCACGAGGCTGGATACCAGTCCCGCACCGAGCAGGAAGAGACGCTTGCCGCAGTCGCCCAACAGGCAGCCGCGGAACAGCAACAGCAGCAATCAGCCCAACCGGCGGCTCCCGCGCCGGAGGCAAATCCCCAAGCCCCTCTAGGGCTCGGACAGTAACGAGGAAGCCCAATGGACCCGAAATTTAGTGAAGCAGAATTAGCATTGCTGACCGAGGAGGAGCGTCAAGGCCTTCTCGACGAGGAAGACGACGGCGAAGGTGATGATGACGCTGCTGGCGGCGATGCTGCCGGCGGTGATGCCGATGCCGACGCCGATGCTGGCGATACCGGCGACGGTGACGACGACGATACCGGTGCGGCCGATGATGCGGCGGCCAAAACCGCAGCTGATGCCGCCGCGGCTGCTGCCGCTGCCGCTGCTTCCCCAGACGCTGCAGGTGATGATACCAAGTCCGACGCCGGCGCTGTCATCGAGGACGATCCGAACGACAGGGCGCCCAAGTGGATCGTCCCCGGCGACCTCGACGAGAAACTTCAGGCCATCGACAGCAAGCGCGATGAGATTGCCAAGAAGTTCGACGAGGGCGAGCTCACGGCGGAAGAGCTGCGAGCGCAACTGAAGCCGCTGGACGCCGAGTTCCGAACGATCGAGCGGCAGCAGATCAAAGCCGAGGTGGCGCGCGAAACCGCCTTGGAGACCTGGGGCGATGAGGTCGCGAGCTTCATCGCGAAACATCAGCAGTATAAATCCCCGGTGTTGAACAGCATGCTCGATGCCGAGGTGAAAAAGCTTCAGGTCGAGGTGCAGAACCCGCTCAATCCGAAGCTGCTTGAGAAGGCGCATGCCAACATCGCCGAGCAGGTGAAGGCGGCGTTCGGCATCGAGACGAAAACAACGAAGCCCGATCCGGACCCGGGCAAGAAGACGGGAGGCAAAGCGGCAGATGCCGCGGCGAAGCCCGGCGCCAAGGCCCGGCCCGACCTGCCTCCCAACCTCGGCAACGTGCCGGCCGCCGATATAACCGACGCCGACGACGGCGGCGAGTTCGCCCACCTCGATCGGTTGGCTGCCAAAGACTCGGTGGCGTTCGAACGCGAGCTGGCGAAGATGTCGCCCGACGCGCGCGACCGCTACCTGGCGCAGTGAGGCCCAATGCTGCACCTCGATGTGAAAGTAGGGCAGTGGGTGGAGATCCCGGGCGTTGGGCGGCTATTTGTCGGCCATAAGAGCGGGCGCATCGTGAAACTCGGCTTTGAGTTCGCGAAGGACCAGAAGATAACGCTTGTCCCTCTGACGGGGGACGGCGAACGTCACATCGAGAAGGCGCTGCTTCCCAGCACTTGACCTCGTGTCACGCCTAACTATTTCCCCTAGACTACGAGCGCACGAGTGCTCGGATTTTCGGCCCGCCGCGCCACGCGGTGGAAGAACGCAGCGACCGTTGACAAACGCGCTACGACCCCATCACCTCGACCATGACGACTGAGAAGCGCTGTGGAGCAGCCCGGTAGCTCGATAGGCTCATAACCTGAAGGTCGCAGGTTCGAATCCTGCCAGCGCAACCAGTCGAGCCTCATAACCCCCCGAGAGCCGGGGCGCCGTGTGCGAATTAGCAGATGCAGTCGAGTGCGTGACTGCCACGGCGCCCCACGATCGCCTCCCGCTGGATACGTCCAGCGGGCATTCTCATCTGAGGATCTGAAAATGACCACCACAGTCAAAGTAGCAGCAAACCATGGCTGGCCTGTCGATGTGACGCCGGTCAATCCGGTAACAGGCGAGCTCGGCGCGGTCCAGCGCGTCGAGAAGAACCGCGAGAACACGTTCTATGTCCACAGCGGCCAGGATCTCCTGATTCACGAGGTTCAGCCGGAAGAGCTGCTGAAGGAAGGCGTTTCGGAGGCGCAGGCGTGAAGGCCACCGTCCGCATTGACCTTGATGTCAGTCCTGATGATTTGGCGAAGGCTCTCACTGAAGATCCGGAGCAGTTTGCCCGGTTCTGGTTCGCTTTCGCCGAACACGTGAAGAATGAAGCCATCGATCTTGAGCCATTCGGCAAAGCGATGGCTCCGAAGTATGGCGGGATGCGCAAGCACCCATTCAATGCGATCACCGACTTCATGCGCTACTACGAGCGGAAGGAAGAAAACTGACATGACAGGCGTGTTCCGCTTCAGCTGCGCCGTGATCGCGGCGCTCGTCGCGATCGCACTGCTCACGGCCGTTCTCGTGTTCGGCGACCACGAAACACTGGCCCTCATCCTGGTCGCGATCAGCTGGTGACGCTTTGCGCCGCCAGCGGACTTTGTCACCCGCTGGCGGGGGTTTTCACTGCCGTGGTTTGCGTAGGCTCGTACCGATTATACCAGGCCGTCGGGCGCCGGTGCGTCTTCTGTTGCTCGTAATGGCGAAAGTCTTCAAGCCGTTGTTGAAGCTCTGGACTCTTCAATCCAGCAGATGCGACAAATGTGGCGAAGGCTTCGGCATCGGGTTCGTACCCCAGTCCCTTATTCAAAAACGGTTCGGTGAAATCGCGGCGCAGTTGCTCCCGTTCGGGGGGGAGAAGCCTATCGGCCTCTCGCCACACCCAATGAGCATAATCGAAATGATCCCACGGCTCCTTCAGGGCGACGATCTTTTCGATTCGCTCCGACGCCAGCCCTGTCTTTCGCAGTCCCGCAATAAGCTCGTCAACCATGTCGCGCTGTTTGATGGGGGTGATACCGCCCCACCGTCCCGAGCTGACAATTTCCCTCACCAACATGGACGAAACAACCTCGGCAAGGTCGTGCAGCTGCGCCACTGACGCCTTCGCGTCGTCAACGGCTTTCCGCATCTCCGCTTTGACACCAGCGAGGCCGAAATCGAATTTCTCGATCTCGGAAAGCCGGGTTAGGAGCAGCACAGTTACCCCAACCACGAAGGCCGAGGTGCTTCCGTCGTTGTTCAGCACCAAGAAATATGCGCCGAGCCCTAGAAAGCCGAGGCTGACGGAATACAGAATAGGCCTGAAGAAAGTTTCGATCGTCATCGGCGCGCCTTGTAGGAATGCATCCGGTGCAACCATAGCAGGATTCGACATCGGTCAGAACAGCGGGCCGACGCGCCCGTCGATCAGTTCACTTTCTTGCCGGCAACGTGGGTTACAGAGCTAAAAACTCTCGAGGCATCATGCGGATTTTCCTCGTCTCCGGCTGGCGAGCATTCGGGGCAGGGGATCCCGGCTCCGCCGCAAGTACATGCGTTCGGCCCGCTCCATGGCTTGTTCGGGTGCGTCTCGCAAACCCAGCCAGTATCGTGGCAGCATTGGCATGGCCTATCCGTCTGCATTGCCAGAGATCGCCCCTATCATTGCTCCACCCTGCGTACCTGCATGCCGCGGTAGGTCTCCGGCCGATGCTCCATGCAGAACCAATCCGTCTTGGTCTTGTCGCGCTCGAACCCGAAACCTCCCCACTCTTTGCAGCCGGGATGCTCGCACCAATGCTCGAAATGCACCGGCGCTGCAGGGTGAGTGGCCGTGCGTTCATCGCTCATTTCTTATGTATCCCGGTGTTTGCAAGCATAGCATCCCAATAGTCCTCGACCTGTTTTGCCGCCTCGGCAGCCGTCGGAAGCCACCCGCTATTCGGCATCATCATCGTGCGGCCCCGCTCTGGCATTCCACCTGCCCAACGCCATTTCCCGGCCTTCAGGGTCTGCTGGTCGAGATAAATCCTTCCGATATAAGCTTTCCCGTCATATCCGACGTAGTCCTCGTGGGGCTTACCATCCAAGCCCGTCTCGCCAGGCCACGTCCGCACCCACCGGTATTTCCTCTTCCAAGCAGACGTCACAGCTCGATCGCTTTGAAATCCCGCTTGAGCTCATCGGCATTACCGGCGCCCACGATTTTCATGGCAAACTTGCGCTTACCCCTGGGCTTCCATCTTCGGATCTCCTTCATTGTCGGTCCGCCCAAGGCGGATTGCTGAAGATACCAATCCTGGAACTGCGCGTAGATCGCCTCGCAGTCGGCCGCTACCTCGGCATAGGTGCCTTTGCGCCCACACTTCTCGTTCTCGCACTCGATGACGTCGTCTGGCGCCGGCGCGTCGCCTTCATAGATCAGCCCGCCGCCGCACTTGGCGCAGATGGGCTCCCCGAGATGCCTCTGGCCATTGTCGCCTTTAGACATGACTTCTCCTTCACGCTTAAGCGTGTCGATAAGGCTGTGGATCGATTGTGGAAAACCGCCTTCTGTCGCGGTCACTGTTCTAATTATGTTCTCGTTTTGTGGGAGGAGTCAAGAAGACCGATTGTTAAGTATCTTCTGATGCAATGTGGGGCATGACAAAGCGCCCGCGAAAACCTTCAAAGCCTCTGCTCATCGACGAGAACACGCCCCTGCAAAGCCGGCCGGTCAAGCGCCGCGATCCGGAGCAGCCGCATCTTCCATTTGATCCGATGCCCGATCGGGTGGAGCCTTGCCTTGCTCTCCTGAAGAGCAAACCGCCGCATGGCGATGAATGGTCGTATGAAATAAAATGGGACGGGTACCGCTTGGCCGTGCATATCGAGCCTGGCCGCGTGCGGGTAATCACGCGGGGAGGTCACGACTGGACCCACAGGTTCCCAGGCATAGCTGACGCAGCGCGGGCCCTCGGCCCGGTGACGATGATCCTGGACGGTGAGGCCGTCATGCTGGACGAGCAGGGGCGGTCGGATTTCGGGCTGCTGCAGAGATCGCTTGGGGCGTCTGGCAGGGCTGCCGGAAAGCTGCCGTCGCGGGACTCGATCCTCTATGCGTTCGACCTGCTTTATCTCGACGGCCACGATCTGCGCGGGCTCGAATACGCTGCCCGTCGGCATCTGCTTGAGGATGCGCTCGACGAGCAGGTTGGAGCGATCAGGATCTCCGAAGAGTTCGACGCTGATCCGGATGATTTTCTCGTGCACGCCTGCCGGCTCGGCCTTGAGGGGATCATCGCCAAGCATCGCGACCGACCGTATCGATCAGGGCGGACCGGAGACTGGCTGAAGATCAAGTGCGTCCAGAGCGACAGCTTCGCCATCATCGGCTATGAGCCGTCAACGGCGCTTCCCGGCGCGATCGGGAGCCTGCTACTGGGCGCGAGGCACCGGGACGGCTACAAATACGTTGGCAGTGTCGGGACCGGGTTCAAACATGACGTAGCCCGGTCGCTAAAGAAGCAGCTCGACAAGCTCAAGACGAAGCTGCCGCCGGTGAAGGTGCCGGGAAAGAACCTGGTGCTGACGGCTCCGGCGCTGGTTGCCGAGGTCGAGTATCGGGCTTGGACGAATGATGGGAAGCTACGGCATCCGTCGTTCAAGGGTTTGCGTGATCCTGATGATGCGTCGGAGATCTACCGCTTGCCAGATTAGGTGGTCGAAGGATTTTCGGCCAGTTGGAACTGTTTCTCTTTGGTGAGGGCCTGCTCGCGGTATTCGTTCAGCATCTCGACTACGGCGGCGTCTGCTTGTGGCCACTGGCTGGGAAGTGCGGCATCTGCGCCGGTGAGAGTGCGCGCGAACGCAGCTCCGCGCGGTTTCTTGGATGCGTTGGCGCTGTAGTTAAAGTTAATTATGGTTACGCCGAGCCGAGGGTTTGAGACAAAAAATCGGTCCACGTCGCGCCATGCAATTTTCCATGGTGAGCGTAGACCCCCGGAAAGAGTTAATCCCTCGTTGTCCAAAGTCAGCCGATAGGGCCGAAAGAGCATTGCCACAAAGGCAATCGAGCACATGGCAAAAAACACGTCAGCCCAATAGCCCACCGTCGGCGCAAACACACCTCCCGCTACGAAGACGAGGGACCCGAGAAGCAAAAGGATTGTCTTCTTACGCGACGTGACGATTTCGGTTTTCATGCTGCAAACTCGCAAGGTGAGGTAGCTTTCGTGGAAGAAGGTCGTTAGTTGCCGACGTGTCGCCGGACTGCCCGGTCCAGAGGTGCTCAGTCAATCGGCCACCAGACCCACAAGCTTGCGATCGACGACAATGGCGTCGAGCAGCGAAGTCTTCTCGTTCAAGACCGCAAGCAGCCCATCGGTATCTGGCCATGCCAGCGTAAGCCGATAGATCGCCATGGCCCCCAGCGGTTCGATATCCGGGTCATTCCGCCGGAGCTCGTCCCGCTCGGATAAGGCATCGCGCTGGCATTCCTCAAGGGAAGCCGCGAAGGCCAGGGGTTCGTCACGGCCCGGTACGATCTGATACCCAAATACAACCAATTCCATTCCGTCTCCCTCGGAGAATCACCCGCATAGGTATATCCCTATCCGAGTACGAGGAAACCTCGCAAAAATGAGGGGGCGGAGAGGATATCGCCATGCGGCGCGGGAACGTTCGTCATCAGTCGCAGTTCGAACAACAGACGCAGCGGCCCTTCCATCCATCAGCACTCGCACTC